CTCTAGATCTTTGAGGTTTTTACAAAAGCAAACATATCCAGTTTCTTCTGTATATAATTCGTTATCATCATTACGCTTGGCTAATGATAAAACGAGTTCAAACCTAGCCATCCTCTTGCCTCTCTTTATCGTTATGTCTTAACCATAACGCCAAATCAGACAAAATGTATTTAAAATCAGATGTTGGGAGAACTGCAATAAGTTTGCCATTGTCCCAAACTCTTAAACCATCATCATAAACTGCCCAACGTATCATAGGTATTTCTCCACTGCTTGTTCAATTACTGTTTTATTCCACATAAAATTAAGCATGCATGCGGCTCTGTATTTAGTCCATGAGAAGTCCATTAAACCAACTTCAATACCTTGCTTGCGTAAATGCTCACGTTGTTTCTCTGTGGCTCTCTGATCTAGCCATCTCTTTGTTTTCTTGGCGGCACCGCCATCTTCTATCTCACGCAAGAAATCATCTGCGGCTGCTGTAGCCTGTGCGCTACCGCCTACGGCAAGGACTTTAAGCTGCACTCTCCCACTTTTTGTCCTACCAAAAGAGATAGATAACCCCGATGTGTTTGCAACCCCGACAAATCCTTCAAAACCCATCGCCATACGCAAGCTGCCATCACCAAACAAATCAATCCAACGGAACGGTGACATTTGCATTAAATCGTATTCTGTCATTGTAAATGCAGATAGTTCTTCCTTCTCTTCTTTTTCGGACTCAAAGAGATGTCCACATATTGGACACTCCTGAGAACCCATAGGAATAAAAGACTCGCACTCTGGACATTCTTTTAAGGGTGCCTCACCTTTTTCACGATCATCAAGATTAACTGAGTCCTCAAGAGATCCATGTGTAAGAACACTCGTACCAAAATCAAGAACCAAACAATCTGTTTTGACAATGCCAGGGAACTCTTCTGGATCAATCGTGCGTAAACCACGACCAATCATTTGAACCATCGTACCCTTTTGTGAACATGGCCTCATAAGAACGATACAAGACACGGCAGGAGCGTCAAACCCCTCAGTTAATACTGACACGTTCACAACCACTTCAAGATCACCATAGGCAAGCTCATATAGTGTTTCGGCTCTTTCATCCTTTGGTGTTTCGCCAGTTACAAGCTTGGCATCAACCTCATGCTCTATAAACGATTCTAATAAATCTTCTGCATGTTTAACTGTGCTACAAAACACAACTGTCTTACGTCCATCTGCACGATCTATCCACTCTGTCACAACTTTCTCATTAATGACTTTGTGGTTCATAATGGCTTCGACTTGCTCCATGTCAAAGTCGTTGCCCCTACGAGATACGTTATTAAGCTGTTCGCCTACACCACAATCAATGACATATGATTTAGGTGAAACCAAAAATCCTTCACGAATCAATGTTGTGATTTCAATCTGATGTGAGCAATTATTGAAAACGCTGCGTAGCCCTTTGCCATCGCCACGATTCGGTGTTGCAGTAAAGCCAACAATCTCTGCGTTTGGATTGTCATCTTTTACCGCGTTAATAACTTTTAAGTATGTATCGGCTGCTGCATGGTGGCTTTCATCCACAACAACCATATCAAATTTTGGGCGATCTCTTAGGTTTCTCTCGCGTGAGATTGTCTGCACCATTGAGAAGATTGTATTACCATCCCAGTTCTTAACTGTGCCGTTCACAATGCTTGTTGTAATATATGGGTTGATGCGTTCAAACTTAGACTTGTTTTGATTTACAAGCTCATCGCGGTGTTGCATCACCAAAATCTTTTTACCGTCTTTGTAGCGTTCACCTACGAGCGCGGAAAGCATAATTGTCTTACCTGCTCCAGTAGGTGCTACAACAATTGTATTACCGTGTTTATCTAATGCCTTACACGCATCACTAACAGCGGCCTCTTGATAAGGGCGCAGTAACATATTGGGGACTCCATTTGTCTAGAAAAGAGGGGGAGTATTTGGCCCACCGCTCCCCTTCGGTGGTCTAGCAGGTGAAGTAAACCTGTGCCGCTAGATTAGCGATTAGCCCAACTTGGTACTGCACCACTAGCTACGGGCTGTGCCTGTTGCTGTGGTTGCGCCATCTGCTGACTTGAAGCAGGTGTCTGAGACATTGGCGCTTGACCAGAAGGGATAAAATCCTTTTGGTTAGGTGTCATGGCTGCGGTTAACTTATTCTTATCCGCGTATCCATTTGTTCCTTTATCAATTCCAACTTTAGCGCAAATCTCCATGCCATTCAAGTCATTTACTCCTGAGATCTGTCTACGAGCCTGTGCTTCGGCTGAAGTATCGGTTGGAACGATATTAAATGCACTTTCTATAATCATTCTAAGAGTGGACAAACCAATCTCTTTAGTTACTGGAATGCCATTTGGACTCATCTTATCGCCATCGACAAAGATTTTGTCCCAGAACTTACGTTTGTCATGCTCACCGCCAATGACGGTAAACTCCAACTCCATCCATTTTGCTTTAGATGTTTGAGATTTCTTAAACCACTGACCTGTTCCAAACTCTGGAATTTCCATGTCACCAAGTTTAACATTTACAACTGCACGACATACTGTACCCGCAGGAATTAATGTTCGCTCCATTTGTGGAGCATCTGATACGTTTGCATTATTTAGATTAAGCATTTTCTAATTCTCCTTCGCTAGAATGCTGAGTGTTTGGATCTACAAAATTAAGTGGCCTTTCTGCCTGTGGTGCTCCAACACTCATTTTATTTAATAGTTTACCAAGATGTGGCTCTTCAAGTGTATCAAGCCTACCAGAGCGATCCTTTGCAGGATAGCCCCATTCATTCAAGGCACCGCAGATGAAGGCACGATAAGGGCCGTTGTCTCCCGCCATAACAGCCATCGTGATCACTTCATCTACGATCCCTGGTAATTCTCTGCCAGTTTTAGACCCTTCGATTTGCAACGCATATTGCTTGCGTCCATAATCGTCGGTAACTTCATCTAAAATCCCAACAAAGATTACATTCTTTGAGCGAATGTGTTGTAGCTGTGTAAGCCACCCCATCATTTCGCGCCCATGCAAACCATAAGCTGCACGAGTATCAAGTTTGCCTGTTCTATCAGACCTTGAATCTGGTTGCTGCGTACACCATTGAAAACACAATCGCCCTGCAACCGTAATTGAATCAATGAACAGAGTTTCATACTTATTGATTGTCTGTTCTGGATCACCAAAATGCTGACACACATACTCATAATGTGCCCCACTATATGGTTGATCTTCTGCCAAAGAAGGGTTTGGTCCCCCTAGATAACAAGCAAAGTCACGACAATCTATCCATGTTTGAGGCCGAATAACATCAATCTCATATCCTTCGATTGCTGCATCTCCTGCTTCCAAATCCATAAATAGTGTCGAGTGTGGCTCAAGAGTTCGAGCCAAGGTTGTTTTGCCAACACCGCTTGCACCGCAGACCACAACCTTGTGACCACGCTTTTCCGCAAGACGCTGTTCAGCAGAAATAATTTGTAAACTCATATTAATTATCCACTTCTACTGTAAATCCACCAACTTCAACGCTACGGCAAGATTCAAGTAACGATTTGATAGCGGGTGGTGCTGCTGTATACTTACGCTCATCAACTGTAATCGTAAGCTTCCCATAGTGCTGTGCGTCTTCTGGAGCCATTGCCTCCAATACACAGCCTAATTCATTCTGATCCCACACGACCTTTTTAGTAACCTTAGCTTTAAGCTTTTGATTACCTGCAATCATGTGTGTGGTGCCAAAATCTTTACCGTCTGCCCGTAAAGCATCACGAGCCTGGGTATAAAAAGTGTCTTTGATTTGCTCTTCAAGATCCTTGAGTTCACCCCTGAGCATATCAATATGCTCTTTGAGTTCATCTCTTTCACTGAGCAGTTTTATACTGTCCATAATAATACTTTCTTTAGTTCTAGAGATTTCAACTTAGAAAAGTATGGGATCTATGTCAACTATTTTTTTTAGAAAGATAGATATCAATATTATGAACAGCTTTCATAAGCTTCTTTTTTAGTTTAAATTCAGGGGTTTCCATACCTTTTGCATCTTCGATAATATGTTCCCACTCACCGCTTGCATGTTCTTTATCATATTCAAAATCTGCTATGTATGCACAAATCTTTTGTCCGTTCACAGTAATAAGAAACTTGGGTTGCAAAGTAAGATTTTTAATTCGTTCTGCTTTTTCTAAAGATTTTAAATAAAGATACCGTTGTGATTCCCATTTAGAATCAAACTTTACCCCATCAACCACAGTTTTCTTATTACCATACTTGGGTCTTGACCTTTTTAGTTTGGGATTATATGTTGGTTTTGAGTACATTGTGGGAGTTATGCTAGTGCCTAAACCATCTAAATACAAGTCTATAGGTGTCAATGTAGACACTTATGACAAGATCGTACAGATCGCAAATAAAGAAAGACGAAACATATCACAGCAATTGTCTTTGCTTGTTGATGAAGAATACAGAAGTCAGGGTCTTCAAAAGACTCCACCACCAGTTGCTAGAGCAATGGTCGGGGGAATCTCAGCAGTTATAGAGGACTAAAGAAGACCTGCGCTACCAAGACCCCCCAAGAGTGTTGATGCTATTGCGGGGTTTTCTTTTGCTCTCTGTCGAATGTTTGCTTTTCTAAAAGCATCTTGTCTTAATTGTTCTATTGGGCTTAGTGGTCTAGTAGGCGCTCTTCTGGTTGGTCCTTGAGGAATGGGAATTGAACTAAAATCAACAGCGGGAGGAGTTACAACTGGAACATTTGTTCGGGGTTTTTCTGCTTGTTGAAAAGACCCTAGCTCAACTCCTCTAGGCAATGATTGACGAATAGCTCTAGTTCCTTGACTTGCTGTTCTTAATCCACCGCTTAAAATTTTACCCGCTTTTGATGCAGATCCACCAATATCAAGACCTTCATCAACCATAGATTGATTAAGAGCACCCAACATTGCTCTCGCTTGTGCTTTAGGATCGTTTCCTGCTGATCTTCTAGCTGCTAGAAAAGCCTTTGCCGCTTCAGGTGTTGATACAGCATTAGAAATAACTTTAGCCCTACCAACGGTTGTAAGTGTATTTATAGGATGTTTAAAAAAGTTTGCCCAAATAGAACCTGCTGCAATAGCACCTTCTTTGCCTACATCACCTAAATCTATTAAATCATCAGCAAATCCTTGTATCGCAGCTTCTGTATCTTCACCTAATATTTGTTTTAAAGTTCCTCGTTTATATTTTTTAAGAACCTCTTTTAATCCACCTGCTTTTTTAGAATTTGAAAATACCTGGTCATCAACAACAGACAAAATATCTTGAAGAACAACATTTTTCATATTTTGTTTAAATTCTGGGTTATCATCAAAAAAACGCATCATTTTTATGACTTCGTTTTGACTAAGGGTAGGTTGTGTTAATGCCTGTGCAACAGCATCAAAAGTTTCATATTCATTATCATTTAGTTTTTTAAGAATTGTTCTTTTGTTTGCATTATTTAAATTAACTTG